CCTCATCAGCTACTTCAGCATTAATATAAACATAACGCTCATAGATGTCGTATGGCTGTGGTGTATTGTCTATTGTAACGGTAAGTGCTTGTACAACAGGAGGATTAGTAGGCAGAGCATAAGCCGCTTCCCACCTGTCAACAGGTGCGGCAGTAAGCCTAGACATAATCTTCTGACCTGTCGCAAAGTTCCAGTTGTGCTGTGCAAGACAGTCAGTAACCACATCCTCATATATTGTGTTAGCAACCAATGCTTCATCAGTAGCATCTGTAAATGAAGTCAAAGGCTCTAGTCCAATAAGAACCATAGCCTTTTGTGCAACTTCAATATCTGTGGATGGAGTAGTTGGCATTACTTACCGTATCCTGATTTTTTATTACCCATTGTTTTGCTACCCTTAGGAGGGTTTAAACATTTTCCAGCACCTTTGCATTTGCCCGGATATGGGCATGATTTACAAGGAGTCATTATCTAGCTCCTCTAGCGCCACGGGGGCTGTTACGTCCACCAGACGACCTAGGGCCTTCGTATGAGGGCATTGATTTTTTATCGTATCGAAAATCTGAAGTAGGACCAGTAAGCATATCAATTTGACCTTTAACACCAGAATATTTTGAATTTAACTGGTCTGCTGTTAAACCGCTTTGAGTTCTAAAGTTTGGAGATTTCATTGGAGCATTGGCAAACCCGCCTTGCTCAAGTTGCCTTAGATTGCGCTTGTTCATTACTTAACTCCCTTTCCTAAAGTTACGCCTTTCCCAAAGGTTACTGTTCCAGCACGGATTTTTTTCGTCTTTGGAGAAGGTGAAGGGGCAGATTTCTCTGCCGCCTTCTTTGTTGGTGCTTTAGCCATTAGCGACTATCTGTTGTCATGCTAACGATGTCGCCTGTATCGACTACACCGCCAGAGTTAGAAACAACAGTAGCAATACCAAAACCATTTGAGGCATTGATAAAGATTACATCGCCAACATTGATTTCGCTAGACTTTGAATCAAAGTAGCTAGCGGCATCAATTGCATTCAGAGCATCAGCAGTTGACTTGTAGTGCCAAAGGTGGAAGCCGTTGCCTGAATAATTGACTAAGGTGAAGTCTGCGTCTACGAATGCCATTATAACCTCTCCTTATTTCTTCAGTTGCAGTTCGTAACATGCATCTGCGTCAATAAGTGTGGCATTCATTTGCATCTTATTCAGAACAAAGTATGCGTCCTTATCGTTGTGATACTGCATGTTGGATGAAACATCTGCACCAATTGCATGACCAATCGCTGAAGAGTGCCAAGCAAAACACTTGCGGTCTACGTTACCAGAGCCAGCTTCGTCTAGGCCTGAGAACGGAAACCATGTAAAGCCAAGCCACTGCTTTGCAGTGATTGAGTTAGCAAATGGTAAGTTTTCTGTACCGATATACTCAGCACGTGAAAACTCATCAATGTCCATCAACTGTGACCAGTTTTCCCAACCGACAACACAGTAACGCTGACCATCATCAGGAACATCGTTGTTACCGAATGCTTCCATCAGGCTAAATGCCCATGCCAGTGTAATACCGTTTGTTGTTTCGTTTAGGTTATTGGTTGTTGTGTCCATTGCATCCAAGATGAGTTCGTCAGTCTTACGACCAAGTGCATAAGCACCTGACTGTTGTGCGACTAACATTTCATCATGGTTGATGCGTAGCTGGTCTAAATCGTCAACCCACTCACCTGCGAAGTAATCTTCAAGAGTTACTGACACGTTTGTGTGATCAAGATTCATTGGTGCTACGTTACCATGACGAGCCTTGGTTGTAGCAAAGCCTTTACCGATTTTTTGGAAGGTGGTCTTATTCTTTACGCCATTAGCTGTACGAATAGTACCACGCAACTTAGAGCCTTGACGCTGGTACGCCATGTGGACGCCAGATTCAAACTCCTCGATAAAGGAGGTATCAATTGTTGGTGTTGCCATAACACCCTCCTTTGTTCAAGTTACAATTAAGTTTTGTTCTTTCTGGTTATCCATCCACTCAGGGCCTTTCGGTTATCCATCGTTTTTGGGCCTTCTAGTACAATTACATTTTCACATAAGACAAAATTAGAAAATTCACATTATCCATTCTGTCTCGATAGTTGAGCAAAACCAGCCCTTACCTTAGAGATAAATGCAGGGTCTTTCTCTTTCCAATAACGTGGGTCGTTTTGCATAGACATAAGGTCCTCACGACTAATACGCTCTTGAAACTCTGAGTCTGAAGTCATGTTAAACTGAGGCTGACCATTCAGTTCCATCAATTCTTCAAACAATTGAACCATAGGAGCAGATGCAGGGACGTTAGCAAAAGCGTTATAAGCTTCTTCGCTTAAATTGCCATGCGCCCATCCATCTACACGTTCTAAACGTTTTTCAGCATATTCACCCAAAGCTTCT